CAGAAGATGATAATCAACATAAAGAGGATAGTGAATCAGACGATGATGAGTCTGACGATAATCAAACTGAGAATGAATCAGAAGATGATAATCAACATAAAGAGGATAGTGAATCAGACGATGATGACACTGATGATCTAGACTAAATAAATTTAGAATGTAAAAAGGTCCGTTTAAATTTCCATACAGGTTTTAGTCCAAGTAGGTTGCTAGCTTCGAATGAGAAGTCTAGTTTAGGAATGACAATTCCTGAAAGGATTGGGTCTTTGAGTGCATAATTACGAGCATAACGAATAACTCTACTATATGCAACAAGTACGGTATGTCTTTTTTCTTTTAGAGAATACTCGCGTGATTTCTGTTTAATAAATTCTTGTACTTCTTTTTTAAAGGCAGTTCTATCTTTTTGATATTGAAACGAAATATCATGGTAGACCTTTCTTAGTTCGCGATACGTCTTATCTTTTGTGGCCTTGTTGACTGATTGAATAATCAAGCCTTTCTGTTCCAAAGGAGTTCGGCGCTTATTGCAAAGAATACATTCATAGTTAGTTTCCTTCATACATTTCATAACGCATTTAGTGTGAAATGCGTGCTTACAATCCAAACGAATACATGTACGTGTAGATTCATTTGGGTCATCATATTCTTGCATATCCATATCATTAAAACACACAGAACACTCTGTCATTTTTACTTACTGAATTTAGTGGATTTAAATGACTAGAGCAGCTATAGCACTTGCATTCACAGCATGACACCATACAGACGCCCATACTTCTTTATAAAGTGCATTTGTGATTAACCATGAACCTGTCCATGTAACTATAAATGTATTAGCAAGATCTGTGTTTTTTAATGTTCCGCCTGCATAAAACAGAGTAAAATAATAGAATGGTATAGCAAAATAATCAATTATCTCAGCATTATCATTACTAATCTTGTTTTTAGTATTCCACTTCAGATGATTACATTCACTTTTTTCTATACATGGAGGGGAACTACGGTGTATCATAAAATACAACAATCCAAATATAGTTCCAAAAATAACAATATATGGGTATAAAGTGCCAGTACCTGCATTCATTTGCCAAACAATTAGGTTAAGAACAATTGGCTGAAAATATAAATACACTGGTAATATTTTACCTATGAGTTTGTTTGTATCATTGCATTCCAAGTTCATCCATACAACATATTCCAAAAACTGCATAAAGCCGATGACAAATAACATCAACGCAACTGCTCGATCAACTTTACGGTTTCTATACCATAAGTACCCGCATATAGCGGTTACAAATAAAAATGTACCTAACGAAACTTCGGCACTGTAACACATTATTATATAGGTTGATTTACAATTTGATGAACGATGGGATTCCTCTCCATTTTAAAAAGAGCATCCCACGCAAAGTAAACCATCAAGTTCTTTTCATTTTTAAATAGTGGAAAATCAGGATAACATGCAAGAATGTTATAAAATGCATCGGCTATAGGATGTTGTTGTTGTTGACGCAATTGCATGATCAAATTACCCAACACTGCTTTGCGTTGTTCAGACGGCATTTCAACAATTCGTCTATGAAAGTTATCCATTATTTAGTCTCATTTGCAATATCTGTAAGCCAGACAGAACAAGACTCGCTCCACGACTTGAATGAATGACAGGAAGCAGCTTCACGGCGTTCATCAAGAGTATCAATAGTTCTCTGCATTGCATCTGCTACCATCTTGTAATCAAAGTAGGGACAAATGTGACCAAGAGGCATAGTACCGGGGAAATAAGAGTAACCAATTGGATCAATAAACTCTGCAACCGCAGGAGTCAAGAAAGTAGAATATGCACCCACATTTGTTACAACTTGAGGAGCACCAGTATGAAGATGCTCGAGCTGACAGAGACCAAATCCTTCACCATCGCTTGTATTGATACCAATATCGGTGATGTTGTAAATCTCATTAATCTTTTCATCCTTCAGCAAAGTAGATGATGAATCAATGATGATAAGGCGCTTGAGCAGTGCTTCATTCTTATCGAGATCACGTGCCTTAAGTTCTGATAGATAAATACGAACAAGATCATAATATCCGCCATTTTGAGGAGTTGTGGCAGTAACGATAATCATATAATATGGCTTAGTAATATCACGTGAAATAAGTTCCGAAAATCCCATGATCGAAAGATCAATTCGCTTTCGCTGAGAATTACGGTTTGCGTTTAGGAATACAATTGCATCCGATGGAATATTATTTAAAATACGAAGAGATGATCTTGTTGAAGGGGGTAGTTTATAAAAAATAGATGAATCGACAGCATGATCCATTACAGCAATAGGAGGTGATGCATTGCTATAGCTTCTGAACTCATCCGCCCATGATTCGGAAAACATGTAAATTCTCTCAACTTGTTCATTAATTTTGTCAACCAGAACCTGAACAGTTCCCTTGTAGACAATGTCCAGATAGATCCAAAGCTTGTAGGGAGACTTGCCTTTCTCGTACTTCATAGCCTCAATAAACTTGTAAATAATAATAGGATCATTGTAAATCATAACAACATCAGGATTTACAGTTTCAAGATATTCGTGAATCTTATTGAAACCAAAACCCTCTTCACGAGGCTCTTCATTTGCTGCTGCATCATACTGAATTACATTTTTAGGAGCCGTTCGGAGACCAGGTCGCGACGGATGACGTTGAAATCCAAAATGAAAAACTTTAACATTTGGAACTGTAGATACCTGCTGTAGCAAATTTGCTACTACTTTTGAGTAACCAGTTGTTTGATCTACGTGAGTACTCACAAGGACAAATCGCATTTTATTAATATATTTCTTGATCCCTTTAAACACGAGTTACAGTGGCAATTCCAGGCGCATCATCCGTTAGAACCCAACCGAGCTTCTCCATAAGTAGCTTCTTCGTGCGAGCACTTGTGCCAGTATAACTCATCTTCTCTACAACGAGAAGAAAACGACGTACATCAGTTACCTTCTCTACATCGTATACATTCATTACAAAACCAACATATACCCAAAGTCCATCCTTCTTAGTAATGACTAGTGAACCAACCTTGATCATGTGATCACGACCACCACTCTTCTGACCATCAAAGTACAGAGTCTGTACTCCATCATGATCAATTACGACCTGATCGTCATACGTCGGATCCTGGCTGTTGATTGAAAGTAGAGTGGTAGACATTTTGTTGGTATTTTTGAGTCAGAAATTCTTCAAATCCGTTTTTAAACAGAGCTGATGAACTCCCAACGTAAATACTCACAAATCTTCTTCCATATGAAATCATGTGCAATCAAACGATCACGAGATTTTAGCAATGGAAAGTATGCCTTATACTCATCTAGTTCTAGAAGTTCAAAAAACTTAAAGAGAATATATGAGTACGATAAAAAATTAGTACGATCATCAGGACAGTAAAGAAGAAAAGGTGCTTGGATTTCCTGAAACATTGTTCGGATTTTCTCCTCAATTTCAGGAGTAATCGTTGGGGGAGGGTTACCATTGAGTCGAGAAAGTATATGAGCGGCATGTTCGTAATACTTAGATTTGTTCAGTTTCTTTAAAATGTCTCGTATTTCTTTCTCCGTCATTTGAGCAATATTTTGAATACGACGTTTCTTGATTTCATTGATTACCTCATGCATCACCTCGTCTGGAATAATAGTAGATTCTTTTGCTTGAAACTGGTTCAAAATTTCGTTGAGATGGTTAATCTTCTTGTATGCATAATTATTACGTTCCTTGGGAGGATCGCGAAATGAAGGAAAATCAGATACAACCATAATATACTCTTCAGAACCACATTTGGGACATACGAGTACACCTTCAGATGTCAATTCCTCACGAGCAATATTACACGTTTCACAATGTTCAGTTACAGCCTGTTTCATTTCTGCAACTTCCATTCCCTTCAGTTTCATGCGAGTAGCATATTCTTCAAATAGTTGTTTCTTGCTCTGGCTTCCATTATCTGCAGCTGTATTAGTTACCAAATATTTTACAAATGTGTTCTCATCCATGCAAGATGCTACTGCTTGTTTTGGTTTATCTGTATTACCATAATATTGTAACATGATATCAGCATTTTTAATGTAATACTCTTCAACTGGATTCTTAGAATCTAATTTGAATCGTAACTCCTTTAATTCAGATTCTGCTTTAGATGCTTTTACTATTTCTTCAATTGAACTTGTAACAGTCATATCTTCAACACATTCTTCTAATTTTATACATTGGTCTTCAATTTCATTTGTATTTAGTTTTGTATCTTTTATAGACGTTATAATACTTGAATGAATATGATCGAGCGTTCCTTGTGTTTTCAAGGATGACGATGAATCAACAGACTTTTTTATACGGAAGATGTTGTCCATCTTATTGTTTCACTAATTTTTCATTCTTAAAATACTACTTCATTGCAAGAAATACAAGAAGTCCTACTGCAACTAAAGTCGGAACCATAGTTATATCAAAACCAGGCATAGAAAACGGTTCCCTGGATGGAGGTTTACATTTGGAAATATCGGCTTTCGTACATAGTGCAGGATCAAAATCTGGTGATAATGAAGTGGTCATAAAATAAGAATCAGAACCAGATGTTACCTGACAAGTGTAACAATCACAAGGAGGGGATGCATCAGCCGTCATTGCAGTAAATAAATAGTAAGGATCAAGACCTCCTATATCTTCCACAATACCGGGAATTAACCCGCGTAGATCATTTGATAAAAAGGATAAGTCTTGAATTCCAGCAGGAGGACTTCCACCGCCAGGTATGTTGTTAATGTAGTTGTATCGCGGGTGAATCGAACCATCAGGAGCTGTACATGTTCCACCAGTATTAATAAAGAATTGATTGCCCAAAGGAGGATCTCCTGTAACCATTCCCTTAATGTAGGTTGTAACGGCTCCTAAATTGGTACTCACTTGACCAAATGTTCCATTTGATCCTACACCTAACGAACTAGGTCCAGGTATGTTATCTGAATAACTATACGATGGACCCATCATATCCGTTTGAGAATTTTCTAAATTAGACCATATGGGATTGTTACCCAGATCTCCCATTACTTTTAATATAGTTTATAAGTTGATCGCGAAAAGCTGGATTTGTTAGTGCACATGGTCTCTGTGCTAGAATCGTCTTTGCTGTTGATTCCATGTCATAACCAAACTTTCGAACACAGTATAATAAAGTCAAAAATCCACTGCGATTAATTCCACACTGACAGTGAACAAAAATAACTTTAGAATCCGGTTCACGCAAAAATGTATCCATTTTATGGGCAAAAAGTGGATACCATCCAGTTATATTCACATTCAAATTATCGTGAGCGTTGATACATGTATACTTTGTAGGATTATGATCACGAAACCATTGAGGACTATCAGAATCTTGAGCACAGTTAATCACATGAGTAATGTTATGTTTTTCTACAAATGCAGGAGTTACCATAAATCCTGCACCAAACATTACCGAAACATGAACTTTAGCAGGAGGATCTTCCATCCAACCACGAGTATTTCGTCTCATCAATTTCCATGTATCTGCCATGCTTGATACTTTAAATAATCCATTCTGTCTAAAAACGGACTTCATCTTGTTAAAGTAGCAACATATCAAAAAAATGAAGACAACGATTGCTAATCTGTATAAGATGAATAGGCATGGCTGCCGCAATACACAGAGTCTAAACACAAGCGAACATTTCGCTGTACTAACAAAAAGAGGAAGAGTAATTGCAGTAGGCAGAAATAAGGCCGCAAGTCGGTCAAGTGGATGTGGTTGTAATGATCAAACAATTCATGCAGAATGCGCAGTTGTGAAGAATCTTGGCGATATCTCACAACTTCGTGGTTGCGTTTTAACAGTATTTCGACTTAACAAGAATGACCAAATTATGCAGTCAAAGCCTTGTCACGATTGTCATATCTTCCTAACGAAGTGTATTGACAAGTGGGGTCTTAGGCGCGTAGAATATTCGTAATACACGAGATATTTCGTAAAAACGAATTAAACATGAATATATTTTTAAATGGCATAACAAAATGGACACGTATATTAACAGAAATCTCATGTTCTGTCATTGGTTGGGGGTTAATGATTATGCAATCATCGTAAATATCACTACAAACAAGCAGTACCGGTGGGTTTCACCGGATATGACCCTTACTGTGAAGGAGTTGTTTGTTACTTCAATTACTCACAACAGTGAAAATAAGGCAATGTTGGACATTGCGGCAACTGGAGACCCAGACTTTCAGTCTCTCCAACGATTTGAGATCAACCCAGTATCTTATACTGGTGATTCCTGGGTTGCTGATGACCAATAAAGTATACAATTTTTAAATGAGACTACTACCTAGTGTTCCAACTACATATGCTATTGCTACAGCA